AAGAAAAGAAAATTCAGATATGTTTCCATTCGAGGTAGGACAGGGTGGAGAAACAGTTGCTACATATAGAAATGCAGATGAGCTTATAAACTCTTATGAATTTAAAGAAGGACATTGGGAATTGTTAGAACATCCAAAAATAGTAAATGCTATAAGAGAAGCAGGTTATGATGGTTCTATAGTAACAGAAATGTATACAATAAATGGTGTACGTCAAAGACTTAAACAATTACAGATATATGATGGTTCTCTTGTAGAAGATTTAGAATTAATAATAGATACCTTACCAGATTTATATAAAAGACTAGACCATTTAAAAAAGAATGGTCAAATTTATAGAAGTGCTTTAGCAGAAAGTGGTTTTAGTGATCAAATACATAACAAAATAAATAAAAACAACCAAGCTATAGAATTTGTAGAAAATTTAATTTTAAAAAAAGATGGTAGAATACGTAAAGTGGGTGAAGAAAATTTTAGTGAAGATGAACTTAAACTTTTAGAAGAACAAGGCTATATAGGAAAAGTAGAAGAAGATAATATTGTTGATATTTCTAAAAAAACACTAGAAGAAGACGATTTAAGTTTTATGGATGTAGGCGTAACTGGAGGCGAAAATTTAGGTGATCTTTCTAAAATTGGAGATGATTCTTTAGATAAAGTAAAAGACGCTACAAGAAGATATGAAGCAGGATTAGACGCAGGAGAATTATCAAAAGGTGATCCTCGTTTAGGAGAAAATAATGTTAGAAATTTATTTCCTAGAAAAAGTGAAATTAATTCTAACATAAGTAAAAGTTATTATACGGATAATGATGACGTAAAACAATTATTATACTATGAAGGGTACAATGCAGACGCTGTAAACCCTAGATATCAAAATAATTTAAAAGAAATAATTAATACTAATTCTGACAGTGTATACCATGAAACTAGTCTAGATGGTATGAGAAATATTTTAAAAGAAACTCTTATGAGAAGTGTTAGAGTAAATAGAGGTAATAGATTTGAAGTTTCTGATAATATTGATTTGGCACTAGGGCAAGGAGGAAAAAATTATATAATAGAATTTGATCCGATAAGTCTTCAAGGCACAAAAAATACAACAAAACCTGTTGCTGGGTTTATAGACCAAACAGGAGTAGGTGCAGAATATGTAGTTAATACAACAACAAAAGCATCTGTAAAAGCTATATATGTACCTAATCAAAAAGCTTTTGATAAATTAAAAGAATCTTTTTTTACTAAATCATCAAAAATTAAAAAAGAAGCGTATACAGATCAAGATGGATCAAATTCTTTTTTTGATTTTAATAATGCTACAAAAACAGAAAGAGGTATTAGAATACCTTTTAGGGGAAAATAAATGGAAGAAGAAGGATTTGTAGGAATACCACCAGGAGCTGATCTTGATCCTACTATACCAGATGCAGAAAACCCAATCGATGCTTTACCAGATGCAGGAAACCCACCAGCAGATGTGATAGATGTGCCAGAGGGAACAGGAACAACTGGGGCTAATATAACTTTTGAAGAGCCTACTACTCCTATGCTTACAGGCGAAGACGCATTTGTTACTTCTGAAGATACAGGAGTAGTTCAAGATGAAATACCTTCAGACATAGACACATCACAAGGGTTCTATTCTGTAAATCCAGCACCAGGAGAAAGTGCTGCAGAGTTTGCTGAAAGAAATCCTTTACCTACATTAGAAGAACAATTTCCTGATCCTGAACCACAAGACCCTACAGCATTTAGACCTGATGAAGGTTATGTAAGTCCTAGAATAAGCACTCCCTTTTCTTCAATTTCAGGTGGAGGCGGAAGCGGAGAAGGTGATGGTACTGATGCTTTAGCAGATCAACTTGCTAGTGCCGCAGGTACAGGTCCTTCTTCAGGAGATATTGCTTATACTGATCCTGCTTTGGTTTCTGGTGTAGAAACTATATCTAATTATTTAACAGGGGCTGAGGCTGCAGAATTAGTTACTGCATCTCTTAAAACAACATGGTCAGGACCTAATTTTTGGGGAGGAATAAGTGAAGTACCTGAAAATTGGAGTTTAGAAGGTTGGACATCTATACAAAATAATTTAATAGATTGGACTAAAAATAATGTTATATTAGCTAAAGATTTAAAAATTATAGATACAGATGGTAATTTACAAAAATTAGGAACAGACCGAAATTTAATGGGTTTTGGTGATGAAGCTACATGGATAAGAGAGACTGATTTAGTTTGGGATGCTGCGGCTGGAATGACTAGAGAAGAAGCTATTTCATTTGAAGAGTATGTAGAAAATATAGAAGCTATACAAGCTAATAAAACATTTTCTTTTACTACAAAAGCAGGCGGAGAAACTTTAGATCAGATATCTGCAAGAACAGGAATAAGTAAAGAAGTTATCGTAGCAAGAAATGAAAAACTTTTTGCAGATAAGTATGGAGTAAATTCTCAAAATGCTGCTAATCTTGGTAACATACAATTAGACCCAAATGAAAATTTAACTTTACCTCAAAGATTAAAAAGAAGCCCTTTTAAACAAAAATTAGACAGCATGGGTGAATGGTTTACTCAAGTAAAAAATACAGAGCTAGGCAATTTACCTGGTGAGACTAGAATAACATTAGGCAATATAGCTGATGATATGTTTGCAGGATTAGCTGCAGGATTTCTAACACCTGATGGTAAATTTGATGCAGAAAAATTTGCTATAGCAGGTGCAGGTAGTTTTGCTAAAACAAATGTTGTAGATGCCTATGCCAGTAAAGCTGTTTTAGAAACTATAGCTGGTGCAGGGGCTACTGCTGTAAATGATATTGCTACTCAGTTTGGTATAGACATAGCAAATTTAAATGCAGATCAAGCTTTATCAAAAGTTATATCTCATGGAAGTTTTCAAACTTTAGACGCTGGTCAACAACAAGCTATGCAATCTGCTGCTACAGCTTCTAAACATATGAAAGCTATAGGAGGCTCTATAGCTAGTGCTATTACCACACTAGGTTTAGGTGGAGATATGGAAGATGCTCTTAAAGCTGGAGCCCTTACAGCAGGTGGAGTGTATGGTGCAGAATATTTAACACAAACTGTAGGATTACCACCTGGTCCTGCTGGAGCTATTATTGGTGCAGCTTTAGCTGTATTACAAGGCGGTGGTGTAGAAGAAGCTGGTAAAGGTGCTGCTTATGGTTACTTATTATCTAATCCTGTTACAGCTCCATATGCTTATGCACTTATGGCTGTAGAGTTTATTTTAGGTATGAAAAAACCATCTAACAAAACTGCTTACTATACATTTGACTTTGATGATTTTGAAGGATTATCCTACTCACAAGGAGATTATGATCCCTCAAAAGCAAATCCAGAAAATGTAGAATTTATGAAAAAAATAGGAGAACCTTTAATTCCTATAGTAAAAGGTTTAGAAGAAACTAGTGGTATGAATCTTATAGGAGATTTACAATTTCATTATGGGGGTAGGGATGGATTATACTACACAATAGGTAGTAGAGATATATCTGGAACACCTAGAGAAATGTTTTTAAACAGATTAGACTATTTTGATGGTAGGGATCAGTCTACCGCAGATGGTGGTAATGTATATAGAAGCAGACGTTTTGGAGCTGATAAAGCAGGTATTGCACAAATGTATGAAGAACTTTTAGGTGAATTATCCTACATAGTAAAAAATAAAATTACAGATATGTCTGGGTACACAGGCAAAAAGTTAAATCTAGAAGAAACTAAAGCATTATTAGCTAAATCAAATATAACAGGAGTTTCTGGCAATTTAGGAATAAAGCAAGGTGGGAAGATTTCGCTTGACAAGGGCGGAGATGTACAGTATAATAAAGGTAATTATGGCTTTGTTAACAAAAAAGGCAAAGCTCCACCATCTGCAAGGGCAGATGATGTTCCTATGACTTTAAAAGAGGGAGATTTCGTACTCTCTCAGCCTGCAGTAGCCCTCTATGGTAAAGATACTGTAGATCGTATGCTCTCAAGAGCTGCTACAGATGCAGGCAAGAATCTAAAATCTGGAGGTAAAGTTCCAGTTAATGTGCACAATGGTGAATACATTATACCAAAGAATTTAACAGAATATATAGGTCCTAATGTTCTTGAAACTATGAACAACAGGGGTCTTATGTCAGTTGGTGAAAGACCCAACACTTAGTTGACAGCTACTTGCGAAAGCAACCCTGTCTCTTTAATAACTGAATGGGCTACCTTTACGGAGAAAGTAAAGCCCCCAATGAGGTAAAAATGAACGAAGAAACACTCGAAAAGGAAGAAGAAAATTTAGAACCAGCTCCATATCAAGGAGCTTACAGAAAAGAGCTAGACGATCCTGATCCAGAACCGAACCCTGCTGAAGAAGAAATTCCAGAAGCAGCTACTTCCACGGAAGAATCAGAAAGCTTTGTAGAGCAGACTACCAAATCAGAACAACCTGAACATGACTACAAAAAAAGGTATGATGATTTAAAAAAGCATTATGATGCTAAAATAGAAGAGCACAAATCGAAAGAAGAAGAGCTCCTAGATTTAGCAAAACAAGCATCAGGAGGCGGTACTAAGTATGTACCACCTAAAACGCCTGAAGAATTAACACAATTCAAAGAGCAATATCCAGATGTTTATAATGTTATTGAGACTGTGGCTCATTCTCAAGCTGAAAATAAAACCAAAGCTCTGCAAGATGAAATTAAGGACTTACAAGGAGACCGACAACGCCTAACTAAAGAAAAGGCAGAACAGGAACTTCTTAGACTACATCCTGATTTTATGCAGATTAAAGCAGAAGCAGAATTTATTACTTGGCTAGAAGAACAACCACCTTCCATAGCAGATGGAGTTACTAAAAACAACACTGACGCTAAATGGGCTGCTAGAGTTATAGATTTATATAAAGCCGATAAAGGTATTTCTCGTACATCAAAAAAGCAAGCCACTAATACTGCTGCTGACTTTGTTCCTACTAAAAAGAAGTCGGAACCAACCAAAGGCAAGAAAGAGTGGAGTGCTGAGGAAATCAAACGGATGAAACCTCACGAATTTGAAAAGTACGAAAAGGAAATCGACTTAGCAAGAAGAGAGGGTAGAATCCGTTAATTTATTAACTTTAACTATAAGGGGATTCAATTATGGCTATCTCAACTGCCGCAGGATATACCAACCTGCCTTCAGGTAATTTCTTACCTGAAATCTATAGTCAAAAAGTTCTTAAATTCTTCCGAAAAGCTTCAGTTGTTGAGGATATTACCAACACTGACTACTTCGGAGAAATAGAAAATTTTGGCGACACTGTTAGAATCATAAAAGAACCCACTATCACAGTTTCTGCATATACTAGAGGTTCCTCTGTAAATACTCAAGACTTAGCTGACGATGAAATTCAATTAACAGTCGATAAAGCTAATGCATTTGCTTTTAAAGTAGATGACATTGAGGAAAGACAAGGACACATTAATTTTGAAACTCTAGCTACATCAGCAGG